CCAGAGGCAGAGTATTCAAGAAGTTTGATGTCAGACTTAGCGTGGTTGAATGGCATGTCGCTAAGTGGAGCCACACCCACTTCCATTCTTAGTAACTCTGGGTAACGCTCTGGGTCAAGCGCTGGGTAACGTTCTACAGACTCTTCAAGAACGCCCCACTTGCTTGCTACTGATGGTGCTCCTATGTGATATCCAGCATGCATCAAAAGTATCTCATTGTTGTCATACAGTGGTTTCATAATGCCAGAAAGTATCTCAAGGTCGTTACTTCGGTGATTTGTTGAACCTACCCAACCAACCACTGGAAGCGTGGTGTCGCTATGTTGAACGGGTGTAAATCGTGCCACGTCCACGGTGTTTTCAATAACCAAAATAGGACAACGTACAAAGGCAGAGATGCGTTCAGCCAAATAGTTGGTAGACACAGTTACAAGGTTGCTGGCACTAAGAACGCCTTTGTAGTGGTTGATGTTCTCATTAGGGTTAGTCTTTGGGTGTGAGGATGCATAAGCGCCATTGCTAGGGTGCAACCCCCAGTACCAGTCGTCAAGGTCGTTGATAATGACCTGTCCGTACGCCTGAGCCTCTTTTATGTGTGTAGCCAAAGTAGCATGCATAAGTCGTTGCATGTAAATAATGTCTACGTCTTGATAGTTGTGTTCACCAATACCATCACTAGTGTCAATGGAAAAGTGTGTACGGTTCCATACCAATGTGCCCATACAAACTTCAATGCCTTCATTGGCAATCTTGTCCATGTATTGACCAAGGCGAACCCAACCAGCGCCACCCCAATGGGTAACGCCATCTTGTGACCTACTCGCTGGTACTCGGTCTCCGCTTGCTATTCCCAGTTTCTTTTTGTACTTCCAATTCTATTGCTCTGTTGGCTTTTTTTTGGCACTTGTGTATGGGTGGTGATACCAAAGTGATACCAGTGGAGATACTTACTCCACATGCTTTGCATGCATACTTTATTTCTTGTGACATGTCGTCATTGTAGTGGCATTTTCAGGTACTTGTCCAGCATGTCTGTTGCATGCACAGTTTGTTGGGTGTATTCAATACGTAATGGTTTACGTGTCTTCCAGTTCACACAGTCCCTGCCCCAGTTACTGGAGTCACGCCATCCAATAGCAGGGCGAAAGAATGGTCTGTTGTTCAACTTGTCATCAAGTGTCTTGAATACATTCTTGGTTTGGTATCCAAAGAATGCCAAACGATTAGCAACAATAATTTGTTCTTCTTTGGTTGCATTCTTAGGGGAGTGTGAGAACTCTCTACCTCCAAAGCCTTGCCACGCTGATTGCGCCATACCAAGTCCACCTGCATAGTAACCACCATCTTTCCAGTTGTGGTTAGTCTCACACCAAGACACTGCTTCCCAAAACTTAATGGAGCCAGCCTTTCCTGTTTTGAACTGTGCTCTTAGTTCGGGGTGCATCATGTTGGTTGACATACTGTGCACTTTAGGAACTGTGATTACAACTGTCGTTGTACTCGCCTCTGGCTCATCACCTCCTGTCGTTATGGCACCAAAGAAGGTGGTAGCGGAAAGGGTAATTGCTGTAATGAGGCGATAAATCATCTGTCTCCAATGTTTGTCCAATAATGCAAAGAACCCATACCAAGAGAGCACTAGGTGCTCGGGGGTAAAGCCTTGGTATGGGTCTCTAGTTACATTTTACACGCAATCAGGTTGAAAGCAAGTTGAAACGCAACATTTCTAAATCTTGAACAGGTTCACCATGCTTTGGAATGACGTTTATGTTGATTTTATTTGTGGGTTGATTATGCCCGTCAATACAATCAGAACAGCGACACCCTTGTCGGTATCTAATCCATGAACCATGCTGTTTTATTGCTGATGGCTTTGGATTAGTAGTAACAATAACTGTTCGCTCTTGTGGAGTGAGACCACCCCACATGCCCCATTTCTCGTCAATGCCTGCGTCTAAGCACTTATCCCATACAGGGCAACGATGGCACACCTCACGTCCAATAGCGTAATAGTTATCGGGAACGTCAGTATCTAATGGTGGATACCAGAAGTCGTTTCTACGTTTGCGGCAAGATGCCTCTTCCATCCACAGGTGTAATTGCATTACAAATCCATTTTGCCTTCTCTAGCAATTCTAAGAACCGCTTCAGTGCTGTCTTCAACAGCAACCAGTATTTGTTCATAACGTTTCTTGAGTGCTTCATAGTCTGCTTTGAGTTGTGCGTAATCTTCATTTGTTGTGTAGCCCATCGCACGTGCGTAGGCTTGTTTTGTTTCTTCAGTGTCCACTAGGTTTGTACATTTGTTCAGCACACTCCCAACCACATCCTGCGTATCCAGCAATGTCTAACCAATGGTCTTGCTTTTCAGGGGACTGTGCTAAACGAGATACCTTTACAAGCAACATCATGACAGCAACATCATGTGGGTCAAGAAATACTTCTCCACCAGTATTACGTGTAATAACAATACGGCGTAAGTAGGCTTCCCACATAGAGGCTGTAAGTGAGAAGTCGTCAATGGGGTCGCCATATTGAACGTTACGGTCTCCGTCAATTAGGTTAGAAGCATCTACCAACAGTTTTGCTCGTGAAGATGTAGTCATTAGTTTCGCCAAACCCCATCGTCTTTTGTTGGGTACGTCCAAATTGGTTCTGGTTTCTTATGAGGTTCTACTGGGTACCGTTCATGCAATTTTTTCATGTATGGAGATGGCTTTTCTTCTTTGTAGTACGTTGCTAATTTCTTAGACATAGAAGTCTTTTCAGTTTTCTTTACAAGGTTGTAACCACGTATGAGGGATACTAATTCAGACAAGTTATTTACACGTGTTGCGTCTTCTTTATGTGTGTTCCATGCACGAGTCATAAGAACAGGAATGATGTCATTCTTTTCTGCTTCATCGTAATACTGGACATGGTCGTCAATAATAAGTGCTTGACCTTTTGCAATCTTTGTGAGAAAGCCTTTTGTGGGGTTAAAGTGCAGACTGTCAGCAACCAAACCTTGTGCAGTCAGCCACTTAGCCGTTTGCTCCCATGCGGCTTGAGGACGTGCGGTGAGGACGTGGATTTTGATACCCATAGCACGTAGTTCATTCCATGCATCTGTTACCCCTGCGTAGGGTTTTTGAGAAGAGAACACTTCGTAGTTTGTAGCGGCGTCTTCTACCCATTCATGAAATGTGTGTTCATCCATGTCCCAGTCTTCATAGAAATGCCAACTTGTTGGCTCAGGAAGAAACAACTTTCCTTGACGTTCAGCACAATAACTTTTGAAAGCATTGACAAAGGGGTAAACAACCCCATCCATGTCCATGCCAATGTCGGTAATCATTTCACCCATTTTTGGTTCTCCATTGTCCATTCCACTGCTTTTGTCAGTGCCTCTTCAAGGCTGTACGGAGGTTTCCATCCAGCGTTCATAATTTTGCTGTTGTCCAGTGCGTAACGGTGGTCATGACCTGGGCGACTTGAGTGGTAATCAACGTTCTCATGATTAATGTTTTTAACACCAAGTGTTTTGGCAATTTCATATGTCATTTCTAGTACGTTGCGTTCTTCACCAGCCACGTGCCAACGATTTGGAAGTTGAGGAAAGACAGGGCTGGTTCCGTATACGTAAGGGGTTGTTTCACGCAAGAGCCAAAGCAAAGCATCAGCATGGTTACGAGCATGTAGCCAATGTCGTGATGAATACACAAACCCATGTTTTGCTTCCCGACCATGCAAAATAACTTTGTCTCCTGCAAGTAGTGCCTTCATGGTCTTAGGAACAAACTTCTCAATGTCTTGACGTTCCCCATACAAGTTCATAGTGTTAGTAATAGTCAGGGGGAGACCGTATGTGCGCCAGTAAGAGATAGCAACAGCCTCTTGCCCAACCTTGCTAGCCGCATATGGGTTAGATGGAAGCATGGGGTCAATCCACTCACGGTGTGCGTAACCTTCAGGGGCAGGACCATACACCTCATCAGTAGAAATCTGAATAAAGTGTTCTAGGTTGTCTTGGTGACGTGCCCACTCCACAAGGTTGGTGGTTGCCATGATGTTGTTCAAAATAAAAGGAACTGGATTGGTAATTGACCTATCCACATGCGACTCAGCCGCAAGGTGTAGAACATAATTTACATCAGGGGTGTTTGGAGGCATCGGGGAGCGTAGGTCATGCCACATAATGTGAACACGCTTGGGGTCATACCCATTGATGTCCGTTAAGCGGTCAACCCGTCCTGCATAGGTAAGGGAATCAACTATCGTGATTTCCCAATCGGTGTTGACGAGGAGGTGTTCAATAAGATGGTGACCTGCAAAACCACAACCGCCAGTTACTAGTACATGTTTAGACATGTACGGAGTCTATGTCCTTATTTGGGGACTTGTCAACTCTCTTCAGATAAATCAATTATGTCTGCGTAAAGGGCGTCGGTTTGTCCACTGTCAAATCCACCGTTGGGGAGTTGGCGAGCATGCTCCCCAGCCTTTTGTCCAAACAGTCGGGACAGTACGCCACTGGAGCCACTTGCTTCTACCTTGAGACTGACCATCTCTCGGTTGTCTGAGATGTTTCGCATCTTCTCTACAAGGGCAAACACTCTGTCCATTTCAGCCGACAGAGACGGGTCAAGACCTTGCCCTTCCATCTCTTCAGCAAACCTAGCGAACATCACACGACCCACTTGCATCTCTACAAGCGCCCTCATTGCGGCACTAAGTTGGTCTTTAGTCCGAATCTCAATCGGCAAAGAAAACGCACACTCAGTATTTTCTTGAAATGAGGGACAACGTGAGGATAAGTAGCAATTATTACACTGTCGTAAAGGGTTCGCATTGTACCTAAGCAGGGGGGTTATTTCAGGGGCAATTTCAATAGATTCCCCTTCTCTATCAAGGCTTTGCGACCCCATAGAGGTAATGTTCTCTACACCCATTACTGGTAGCAATACACGGTTACCCTCGTGCCGCTTCTCAGGCACGTTGGTAGCAATACTTGTACCCCTAGGAACCACGTTTCCTGCATCAGGGGTATTAGGGTTGGTAGCAATTATGTCCCCGTTTTTAGGGGTACCAAATTCTTGCTCATCATCGTCTTGCATGTGGTCATAGCCCCCAAATGTTTTAGTTTCCCATTGCTTCCAAGACTCAATAGCAAGCGAACCAACGGCAGACACTTCGTCTTCCATGACTGCGTCAATGTCAATACCAAGGCGAATAATATCGGCACGATGTTTCTTACGAGCAGAGTCTTTTTGTTGTGCTGGGTACCTGCGTAGCCCATGCCCATCCCACACCTGTGTCTCGCCATAGCGGATGACAGACGTCCATGAGACCACCACAACGGAGTCCCAAGCAATGCTTTCAATCAAGTCAGGCTTAGATGTGAGACCAATGAGGTGGGTGCCCCATCGGGTTGACAACTGCTTGATTCGGTTTAGGTTCTTACCGTTAATAGCCTTGTCAGAGATAGCAACCTTGCCATGTCGCTGGCACAACCATGCCAACCTCTCAAGGTCTTCGGGGTCATTCCAGATAGGAACGTACTTTTCTCCAAGCCATGCACCATCGTACTGGGGCTGTCCAATGACAATACTGAGGTTGTCAGCATGCTGACGAATAAAAGTATCGTACTTAGCGATGTCTTCGTCTGTCTCAGAAACATAAAGAAGAACCTCTCCACCATTGAACATGGTGCCAAGGTCTTGTTCTTTTTTCTTTGGGACAGGGAGATGAGTCAGATTGATACCAAAACGAGTTACCCCTGCGGATAACAGCATGTTTCGGTAAGAGCCTTTCTCAGCACCACCAAAGTATATTTTCATTCCCAGCCAACTCTGCGCCACACCGAAGGGGAGTGGTTCTGCTCTACAAGTAGGCGTTCAAGGTCATCGGCGTATAGGCGAACCATGGAGAAACAAGGCATCTCACCATTCTCTTCGCACCATGCGTCTTCATCTTCTGTGCTTGGGTATCCATCGTGTTCTACACATATAGGTGGACCACAGAAACTCTTATCCATCCCAATTTGATACCATTCTTCAAACGTCATGTCACTCAATGTCGCCCCAACTTCTTTCTTTTTTAGCCATTTCTTGCTTATTGATTTCTTCTACAAGCGTATCCCAACCTTTGATTTCCCGACCTTTATCCCATTCAGGACGAATGGTATGTGGAATGGTCATTAAAAGTGTAGGTATGCCGTAGCGAGCCACTTTAGCAATAGATTCAGGGTTGGTGTCAATGAACCAATGAGGTTTTCCAAATACTGACGCAAGAGCCATGACTCGGTCATACACAACTTCAGAACTCTTCTCGCTAGAAATATCTACAGAAGTTGCTTTAAACCCTTCACGCTTTAACCATTCTTTAAGAATTTCTTCACCGTTAATACCATCCCGAGGGATGCCATCTGCAATAACCACAATGCGCCCATGGTAATGAGGAAATAAAGCACTCCACAAACGACGTGTTTCAGGACGGGGTTGTCTTGCGCCCAATGACTCTGCTGGGCTAGCAAGAGTATCAAAGGTAATAAAAATCATTGGTCGTAAAGCCCCATAGCCTTACGTTCAATGTGTGCAACGTGTGCACCAGCAGGGCAATACATGCAGAGATACTGGCGCTTCTCTGGCGGAACACCAATCTTGCGACCAATAGTTTTAGCCTCAATGCACCAATCAGGGCAACCATCACTAGGGCGATTGTGCTGGTTAAAACATTTCAGGGCTTCAACCTTTAAGTCATCACGGTAATCTTTGATGTACACGTCATGGTCAGACAACTCTTTTGTAAGTGCTGACTCCATATCCAATTTACTAGCCGTCTCTGGGTCTGTTCGGTAGATGGTTGCACGACATTTATCTGAGTCAGGGAACTGAGCATTGTGACGATTGCACAACTCAATAAGTTCTTGGTCATACTCAGGTGGTCCATCATAAGGACGCATCTTGTACATAACACCATGATGTTTGCAAACGAGGATACGGTCAAAACCTGTTTCAGCCATTTTATACTCCTTGGTAGGCTCTCAGCCTACAGGACAATTAAGTAGGTTGTCTAGTACCCTCGTGGTGGGTCATCAGGGTGGTCAAACAAATAAGAATTCCTGCCATCATCATTGCCCCATTCTTCTCGTGGGCTTGTCACATTCCAGGCACGTTGGTACCTTTCTTCAGCAATACCATCTACAATACCGTGACGATTTTTAACAACATCTGAAATCAATGGTGTTGCGTTAGAACCACCACGACCTCTTCCCACACCAGCACGGTGTGAATCAATCAAATTTTGAGCAGTTTCTTCACGGTATTCTTCTGGAATAGCGCCACCTAAAAATTTAGGGTCATAACCCATTTTGTACGCAAGCATTTGAGAAATGCGTGGCGTTGCTTTATGGTTGTCACCGATACGGCGTCCTTTGTGGTCTGTTCCCATCAGTTGCTCCTATCGCAAGTGTGTTTCATAGTTCGGAAAGTCTGGTGACGTCTGAACATTATATTGAATTTGCAACTGTTCCTTACGAATTGTTGCTGAGGTTGGGTCAACTTCTCCACCACGACTTGGGGTGAGAGATTTGAATTTTCCGTCGCCTGCGCCACG